AAACTATTAAAACTCTTCAAAGCACCTTAGATAAGGAGCAAGTAACCGCTCAGCTAGTCCTACCGGCAGAACGAACCAAAACTATAAAAAAACCAAAACCCGTAAAACTTCAAGCCATAGAGGAAGAAGTCAAAAAAGTTAAATCCCTACTCACACAAGCAGAGGTTAAAAGGTTGCTTGAATATAGAGACGGAGAGCTTTATTGGAAGGTTGATAGAGGTTACAAAGTTAAAAAAGGTGATAAAGCAGGTTCTATCGTTACTATTTCAAAAAGCAGAAAAGTTTATCATGTTACTGTAAATAGCCACAATTACTCTGCTGGGCGATTAGTGTTTTTAATGTTTCATGGTTATTTACCCGAATACGTATCTTTTGTGGACGGTGATGGCACAAACGTCAAAATAGAGAATTTAAGAGCTGTTACTAGATCACAATTAACTACTTTTGCCAAAATCACAAAAAGTAATTCTTCAGGTTATAAAGGGGCTTTTCTAGACAAACGAACAGGCAAATATGTTGCTCAAATCGTGAAGAACAAAAAATTTTATTATTTAGGCACTTTCGACACCCCCCAAGAAGCCTACAAAGCATACTGCAAGGCAGCAAAGAAACTACACGGAGAATTTGCACGAGTAGCTTAATGGAAATAATAAAAGCAGGCAAGCACGATGAATACAGATTTTATTATTAACGAAGAATTTGCACGGCTTATTCCTCCGTTATCTAGTGAGGAGTTAGAGAAGCTAGAGCAGAGTTTGGTTAATGAGGGGTGTCTTAATCCATTAATAGTATGGAATAATACTATCATAGACGGACATCATAGATATGCTATTTGCATTAAGCACGGCATAAGCTTCAACGTAATAGAAAAGATGGAGCTAGAAACCGAGCTGGACGTAAAGCTTTGGATGATCAATAACCAGTTTAGCAGAAGGAACTTGCCAACTGAAACTAGGCTAGCACTAGCTTATAGGTTTAAAGAGTTTGAGGCGGAAAAAGCTAAGGAGCGACAATTAGCTAGTTTAAAACAATTTTCTAAACAAGAAGAAAGTGCAGAACTAAGCCAGTCTACCGATAGGTTAGCACTAACCTCACGGGGTGATACGGAAAATAGTAAAACTTTAGAAATTATTGCCCAGAAAGCAGGTGTTAGCACTACTACTGCTTTTCAATATGATGCTATTCAACGTAAGGGAACAGAAGAGCAAAAAGCCAAAGTTGCAGAAGGCAAGTCTAGCATTAACAAGGTTTATACCGAGATTAAGCAGGCAAAGCAGTCAGAAGAAGAGCGGAAGGTAGTTCACTTAAAGCTAAAAGGTAGCGGTGTAGTCGTTATTCAGAAGTACGTTACTGGGATTTACAATGAGTTAGAAGACCTTAATACTAGCAAAGATTTAATGGGAATCCGTCATGCACTTTTGAACAGCTATCTTGGACAAAAAGAGAATTTCTTAGCTTGTGTATCTAATATAGACAAACATAAAAAGCTGGTAACACGAAACTTAACTGCATTATCTGAATCGGTTGAGGATTTAGAATTAACTGTCAATCAAGGTAAACACATAATTAGGCTAGAAGGCCAAAAAGACAAAAAAATATCTAAAATATATGAGAGGTATTATGGCTAAAGCAAGATGCGAAGAAATTGTTATAGATCATTATTTACAATCCCATATTAATAATGAGTTTAAAAATGACCTTTTGTGGTTAATCAATGAAAGACGTAATGATGGTATATTTTTAGAAGTATTGTCTCGATTATTGGGAAACAATAACAAAGCAACTCTTAAAGTTTTAGATACTCTTAGTCAAGTAGCAATACAACAAGTCATTACTGATTGTCCAGAAGGATTTATGAGTAGTTTAATTAAGGAGTATGAAAATGAACCATCAAACTAATCACGAAACTATCACATGGCAGGCTACGAGCATTAAGTTATCGCAATTAAAAGAATATGCCAATAACCCGAGAAAAATAACTAGGGAAATGCTGGATAAACTAGCTTCTCATATAAGGGAGGACGGATATCATCAGAGAATAATAGTAGATAACGATTACACTATTATCGGCGGCCATCAACGCAAAAAAGCTTTATATATGGCAGGTTACGATGATGAGACTGAAATTGAGGTGTTAATGCCGAGTAGGAAACTAACCTTGGCGGAAATAGACAGGCTAAATATTAGAGATAACTTAGCATTTGGTGAATATGACTTTGACATGCTAACGGAGCGATTTGATATGGACGAACTATTATCCTTTGGCATGGATAAGGATATGTTAAGGCCCATATTTGATAAAGCCGTATTAGAAGAAATAGGGGAAGAAGAGGAAATAGAAGTCCCGGGAGAAGCTACTTCTAAGCTAGGCGATATTTACCTGCTAGGGTCTCATCGATTAATGTGTGGGGATAGTACTAACCCGCAGCATGTTGAAAAACTAATGGATGGGGCAAGTCCGATTTTAATGGTAACCGATCCGCCGTATGGGGTCAATTATGAACCTGAGTGGCGTAACGAAGTAGGCAAAGGGACTAGAAACACAGGCAAGGTACTAAATGATGATAGATATGACTGGTCTGAGGCTTACTCTCTGTTTACTGGTGATATTGCTTATGTTTGGCATTCATCTAAATATACGCACAAGTTTGCCGAGAATATAGAGAACTGCGGCTTTGATTTAGTTAGCCTTATTATTTGGAATAAGCCGCATTTTGCTATAAGTAGAGGCGATTACCATCATAAGCACGAGCCTTTATGGTATGCGGTAAGAAAAGGCCAGAAAATCAAGCATAATTGGCAGGGACGTCGTGATCAAACAACAGTATGGGATATAGATAATGCTCTTACTCAAGGAATAGATAAGGAAGAGCAAACTGGTCATGGCACGCAAAAGCCAATGGAGTGCATGCTTCGGCCAATACTTAATAACTCGGCGCAAGGTAATAGTGTATACGATCCGTTCGGCAGTAGCGGTACTACGTTAATTGCATGTGAGAGGTCAAAGCGTAATTGTTATATGATGGAATTATCCCCCGCCTATGTTGATGTTATAATAAAGAGGTGGGAAAAAGAAACTGGTAAAAAAGCTGTATTGTTGAATGAGTAAACCAAAAAGGGATATTACGCCAGAGGAGTCCGCACAGGTTGAGTCATTAGCGGCGCATGGTCATACACAAAGAGAGATTGCACATTTCTTAAAAATACATGAGAGGACTTTTCAAAGGAAGCTTAAAGAGGATAGTCTTTTAATGACGTCCTGGAGGAGGGGTCGCTTTAAGGGCAAAGAGTATGTTCTCTCAAGGCTTTGGAGGTTTATTAAAAACGATGAATTAAATGCCATTAATTTAGGTGCAATCCAGTTTTATTTACGTAACACTGGCTTTGGTACAGAAAACAATAATGAGTTGCAAATATCATTCGGTAATAAATCTGCTATGGAAATAGTAAATAGTACTTTAACCGCTTTAGAACAAGGTGAGATCAGTGTTTCTGAAGCTCAACAGCTTACCGGTTTAGCAATAGCTAAAATGAACATAGAAAGCCGTAATCAGGTAGACAAGGCGGTATCAAAAGAAATGGAAATAGAAGAGGCCAAAGCATTTGCAATAGAACTAGATCAAACACTGCAGAAATTGGATTTGTTAGAAAAAAATATAAAGAAATAACCATGTCATCAGGAAGATATATGAATGAAAGCAGAAGAAGATAAAGAGATATTAAGTGCAATTAGGCAAGATCAGGCTGCAGCATTTGCTCGTTATAGAGAATTAGTAAAAGCTCGCAGAGAAAGAGAGAAGTTACGCCCAAGAGAGCCGGAAGTTTACCACCACAATATCTGTAAAAAATCGTGAGAAAATCAGGATAGCTAAAGCCTATGGTATAATTACTTTAGCTAAGGAATAAGCATAGAGTAGTAAGCTAAAGTGTTAAATGTTCTAGATATTTTCTCAGGGATAGGCGGTTTTTCAATAGGCTTGGAAGCTGCAAGCATGCAAACAGTTGCCTTTTGTGAGATTAATCCGTTTTGCCAGAAAATATTAAAAAAACACTGGCCATCCGTTCCGATATTTTCTGATGTTACCACTATTCATAAGGAAGATTTAAAAACTCTTCCCAAAATAGACGTAATTGCTGGGGGCTTTCCCTGTCAGGATATATCGGTAGCAGGCAAGCAGAAAGGAATAACGGCTAAACGCTCAGGATTATGGAAAGAATTTGCGAGGCTAATCAATGAAATCAGACCCAAATATGCCATTATCGAAAATGTGGCAAACCTTCGTAGTACAGGGCTTATCAGCGTCCTGCAAGATTTATGGGAGATCGGGTATGATGCGGAGTGGCATTGCATACCGGCTTCCGCCTTTGGTGCACCTCACAGACGGGACAGGATATGGATTATTGCCCACCCCACTTGCATCGGTAAAGTCGGATTGTCCATCAGAAAGGAGGAGACAGAGTCCACACCTGGAGACGGTTGTAAAAATGCTACCGACACCGACTGCAAGCGATGGGGCAGTAGGGCATATAATAAGCAAAGAGGATACTTACCTGATAACAAAAACCGGCAGCATTCGGAAATACAACAGGAATGGGATATCAGGGAGTCTTGGACTAGCGAGATATGTAAGGTTCTTTCCGACTCCGACAAGCAGGGATTACAAGGATGTAGGGGATTTGAAGAAATTAGCTCAATATGCTCACAAGAGCAGATTGGCATGTACTATCGCAGCAGAGGAATTAAGCAATGGGGAAAAGAGCCTTTAGAAGTACCAAGGTTAAAAGATGAGCGATTAAACCCTGATTGGGTAGAATGGCTTATGGGATATCCTATTAGCTGGACAGACGGAGGAAGTCGTAGAGAGCGTCTTATGGCTTTAGGTAATAGTGTTGTACCTTTAATCCCTGAGTTTTTAGGGCAAGCAGTTGTAGGTCACTATAATAATATATAGTAACTAGTATTTAATAATATTATAATATACAGAAATTAATATATTGCAATATACAGTAACCAGTATATAATAGTATTATTAAATCACTATATTATTATATATGAAAATAATAGCAGTACTTAACCAGAAAGGCGGATGTGGTAAGACTACAATTGCTATAAATCTGACTCATTCATTACAGAATTTAGGCCATAAAGTGTTACTTGTTGATAGTGATCCTCAAGGGTCTGCTAGAGATTGGAACGTAGAGAACGATGGTAGGATTATTCCAGTTATAGGACTAGATAGGGTTTCACTCGCAAGCGATATAGAGGCGGTTAAAGCTGGATATGATTTTATTGTTATAGATGGTGCGCCGTCAATAACCAAGCTAGCAGTTGCGGCGGTAAAGATAGCAGATTTTGTTTTAGTACCTGTCCAACCATCCCCTTGGGATATTTGGGCAACATCTGATTTAGTAGAAATAATAAAAGCAAGACAGGAAGTTGCTGATGGTAAGCCACTTGCTGCGTTTGTAGTTAGTAGGGTGATTAAAAACACCAAGCTAAGCCAAGAGGTGTTAGAAGCTTTGAAAGAATATAACTTACCTGTTCTTAACTCATACACTACGCAAAGAGTAGTATACCCAACATCTGCAAGTGAAGGGAACACTGTGTATACTCAGGTTTTTAACGATGCAACGTTAGAAATAGATTTTATCAGAAATGAAATACTAGAGGCAATGAAATGGTTTTAAAACCTAAATTACAAAATAATTCTAATCTTTATAAGGAAGAAGCACTAAAAGAAGTCGTAAAAGAAAAAATGGTAAATATAACGATTCTTTTGCCAGAGTCTTTAAGAGACAATCTAAAAGTGAAAGCTATCCGCAATAAGAGTAATATCACTAATGTTCTAATAAATTATATTAGGGAATATATAAAGGATTAGAGCATTAAAAATGAACTTCATAGAAGCAATAAAAATGGTATACGAAAGAGATGCCGTTATTAAGAGAGAAACTAAAAATTATTGTATTTATAAAAACAAAAGAACTGATTGCTTAAGGAGATTGAGTTTTGATAAAACAGGTAGGGTAATTCATGAAAATTATAGTCTTTTGTCAGATACAGAGAGTTTAAATGATGATTGGGTAGTAACTAATGAATATGATTATTTTATAGCAAGAGACAATTTAGTTCGTGGTAAATTACCTGTATCAAATAAAAAGAGAAGAAGACAGAGAGGTTACAGGTTATGCTCTTAAATCTAATAATTGCGGGGATTGTAGGGTGTTTATTTTTTGCATTATATGCGATGAAAAATTTGTTTGATATTATAAAGAATATGGATCAAAGAATAAATAAATTGACAAGAGTTACCGATCTTTTACACGATAGACTTTCACGTTTAGAAATAATATCATTAGTTGATAAGGAAAAAGCACAAAAAAATACAACTAAGAATGAGTAAAGAAAATAACTCTAAAAGCTCTGCAATTCTGCAAAGGTATACCCCCGAAGCAATACAAGAATTTTTAAATAGCGGTGAATCCAAGTCATCAATTGTTGAAAGACTTGGGTGGTATATGGAAGCGCTTAACAAATATATAAAAGAGCATAACTTAACTTATGATCCTTCGAGGAGAAGAGGATACACAAAAATGCGTGTAAAAAAATACAAAGAGACAATACCTGTTCAGGATTTAAATTCAGAAGAAGCAGAAGACCCTGTTAAGAAGTTTTACGAAATGTTGGCTAGGAAGAAAGAGAAAAGAGCTTTGCGTGAGCTTAAGAACCCTTATGATTGGTAGAATTTAGTTGACAATTAAGATTTGATAAAGTATATAACATTTGCTATCTACAACATTTAAACTAGAAAAGAGACAGATTAACACTCTGTCTTTTTTTTATGCCCGAAGTATAAGAAAAACGGCCGTTTTCTGGATACTTTAAAAACTGCCTCTTTATAAACCTAAAAGTATCTAATAACTGATTCCAATTATCTATGCTAGTTTTATCCTACCACTTTATCTTTTCTTGCAGTTTTTAAAATTCAATAAAAATAAAATTGACTCATGTAAAATAATACGTATAATTATATGTATTAAGGGGTTTATTATGCACAAGAAATTAACAATTACTTTAGATGAAAATGTATATCATGAATTACATTCAATAATAGGAAGAGGAAAGATTAGCCAGTTTATAGAGAATTTAGTTAAACCATATGTTCTTAATAAAGAATTAGAGCAAGAATATATGGAAATGGCTAAAGATGAGGAAAGAGAAAAAGAAGCTTACGAATGGATTGAAGGGGTAGTCGGAGATGCATACGAAGAGAGGTGAAGTATACTGGGTAAGTTTTAATAGTTCTATTGGAGAAGAAATTAACAAAACTAGGCCTGCTGTTATTATAAGTAATGATAATTCAAACAAAGTATTAAAACGTGTCCAAGTAATTCCTTTAACTAGTAATAGCACGCAATGTTATTCATCCGAGGCTATAGTTTACCTTAATAGTAACGTAAGTAAGGCTTTAACTCATCAAATAGCTACAGTAAGCATAGAGAGATTAGGCAAAAGAATTGGTCAAATTTCTAGTAAAGATATGCTGGCAGTAGAACGGGCGATCAAAGTGCAGTTATTTTTAAAATAAGAAAATAAATACTAGAATGAACATAATTGAAGCGGCAAGCAAGCTTAAGGATGGTAAAAAGATAATGCGTAAGGACTGGGACGATATATACTTAAAAAATGATTTACTTGTATGTAGTAGAGGTAAAGATGCTATTGCAACTAATCGTTTTGAGTTTGATTTAAATGATATTCTAGCTAACGATTGGGAGGTAATAGATGGATAATGACGAAATTATCGGTATAGTTTTGCTTGCTGTAGTGGTTTTTGGTGTAGGATTTACTTTAGGTTTGCCAAGCTATAAAATTCCAACGGAATTTAAAAACAAAATAGAACAAGACGCTAAAAATAATTACAGGTCTTTTGATGAACAAATAGGCTTTATAATCAGTAAGTACTATAAGGAGGCAGCAAAATGATCAAAGAACAAAAAGTTATTGTCCACGTTGAATTAGATGAAGAGCTACTTAAGAAAATAGATCAAGAAGCGGCAAAAGATTTGCGGACAAGAAAAGCACAGGTGCTTTATATTTTAAGGGAGCATTTTAACAAATCAGAGGAAAAATGAAAAAATTTACAAAGCAGCAAGTAGATTTTATTTGCTACCAAATAGGCGAATGGTATGTGAAGTGGAAGAATCAGTTAGTTGATCATAAGACTGGAAATCACAGGTTAGGATTTGCTAAGGAAGAGCTTAAAGCAAGAATTTGTGGTGAAGAGTATAAGGATTTAGAGGATGAATAAGAAAGTCGTACCGACCCAGAAAATTCACTAACAAGTCGGTACGTCTACAGGAAAAATAATGATTAATTATGAAAAAATCATGTTCGAGAGCGTATAAAAAATTACCCCCTCTGTCAACGTGATTTTTATTGTTAAATTTCCAAAGCATCCCTGTAAAGCTGGATTAAGCTATCTTCTTCAGCGAGAGCATCCTTATCCTTTTTTCTAAGTTTTAGTACGTGCTTGATAATTTTAACATCAAACCCCATAGATTTGGCTTCATTGTACGTATCTTTTAAAAGATCGGCACTGATCAAGCGTTCTTCTTCTATGGTTTCTATTTTGCTGATGATTTGTTTTAGCTTACCTGCTTCTATAACTTCGCTCATATTAAACTATTGATTATTCTCTATTAACTGCACTCTTAAGTTTTGAGCCTACTTTAAACTTTGGTTGGTTGTAGGCAGCAATCTTTAAGGCATCACCTGTTCTTGGATTACGCCCCTCTCTTGCTTCAACTTTGTTTACAGAGAAACTACCGAAACCAATAAGGGATATTTCCTTGCCCTCTCCCAAAGCATCAATTACCGAAGAAGTAAATATATCAATAGCCTTCTCTGCTTCTACCTTGGTACATTTATGCTGACTTGCGATATGGTCTATAAATTCTTGCTTATTCATTTTTGTTTTACCTCGATTGTTTTTTTATTAAATAGACAACTTAACCCCAATTAGAGCTACAGTACCTTTTACCTTTCTTGCCTTTAAATTAGGATAAAATTCAGGCTTACCTTTAAGAGTATAGGCATGTATTTCAGCATAAGGTTTAAGCCCCGGTGCAAGTATGTGGCTAACACCTAATTTTACTGAATTGACTTTATTTTTAAATTTATCAGAAGCAAAATATCCTAGATAAGTTGTCGTAGCAGTATTATAAGTATAGCTAATACCTGCATTGTAATAATGAGACTTATTACCTGCTTTATGTAATTCCTTAGAAGTCAAACTTTTACCGAAAGAGCCGTAACAGGCATTATACTTAAAATCACCTATTTTTAATTCCCCGCCGATATTATAAGCTTTTAAGTTACTTAATTTATACTCTTCCAGTGGGTTTTTATCATCTTTATCGGCAAATTTCTTAATTTTACCGACAGATTTGCCGTATTCACCGGTTAGAGCTAGTTTTAATTCTGCTTCTTCCGTTAATTTCTGTTCAAGTACTATCCCGCCGGTTAGCGCATCCTTAACAGACTTATCAATTTCAAATCTGTCTAGCGTTGTTTCTTCAATTGCATATTTTGCTATGCCGTCTGATTTATCTGATGGCTTGTCTATGCCTGTATTAGCAGAATCAGGGGTGTAGGATATACCAAACCTGATTTTACTGGAATCGGTTAAATCAAACTTAGGTGTATAATAATTTATTGTTCTTGGTGGCTCGCTGCTATAAGTTGCTGAATCTAAGCCCGCAGTTATAGAATCACCAAGGATAGTTTCCTCGGAAGTTAAGAAAGAGGGACTAGCCTTTGTTCCTTGTTTTAAATACTCTATACCTGTTTTTATATAGTTTGCAGGTATAGCTCCATCATTTATAGTCATGTTTCTTGCAACTGGGATTGGTGAGCCTGCTTCAATTTTTCCAAACTCATGTTCTAAGAATACATGAGAACCATTATAATCATTGTTTACTTTTCTTTTTGTCGTAGGAACTAAAACAATTTTAGCTCCATAAGTAATATCGTTGGCAGTATTTGATATGTTAGCAACAAAAGCTGAGTTATTAAAAAAAGCCATGCCTTTTTTATTAGCTGATATATTCTTCTCTGCTCCTTTTAATTTCTCTTGCTTGCTAAACCCGCTTTCAAAAACAGCAAAAGCCCCAAGTTTTACATTTAAATCCGATACTACAGGCACTGGATCGCTGGCTAATGCCGTGCTGCTTGCAAGTAAAACGCTAAGTAATAGTGATACTTTTTTCATAAGATGTCTCTCCTGTTTTAAATTATTAAAATTTTATTAGATATAGCACAAATGGTCGAAGCATAAAACTCAAAAAAGCACGAGAAAATCAAGATTAAAAAGTGGTGTGTTATAATTAATTTAAGTAAAAATAATACTTGAATAAGTTTGATGCACCTAGCAGAGATAGAAAATCAAAGAGCAAAGCTTTTCTCTTTAAGAGAACGATACCTAGCTACAGGCTCTTTATATGAGTTTTTTAAAGCGGCATGGCCTTATATTGAGGGTAATATGCCTTATGTTGATAGCTGGCATATAAGAGCAATAGCCGAGCATTTAGAAGCGGTTTACGCGCGGCAAATAAAGAAGCTGATTATTAACGTTCCGCCTCGAACTGGTAAAACCAATTTGATATCGGTAGCTTTTCCTGCCTGGGTGTGGATACATAACCCTAGTGAGCGGTTTTTAACTGTATCCTGCGTTAATTCCTTAAGTCTTGAGCATGCACAGAAAAACAGAGCTTTACTCGAAAGCAACTGGTATCAGGATAATTGGGGTTATAGATTCCCACTTCTAAAAGACCAGAACGTTAAAAGCTTTTTCCAGAATACCAAAACAGGATATAGGCAATCAACAAGCGTAGTATCTAAAACTGTCGGTAAAGGCGGTTCAATTATTATCATTGATGACCCTAACGACCCGGGTGATCTCTCTGAAATAAAACGTGAGAACGTAATTAACTGGTGGACGCAAAGAATGTCTACCCGTTCAAATAACCCGGCTAATGACTGCCGAATAGTTGTCCAGCAAAGAACACATGAGAACGATCTAACCGGCTATATCAGAAAGAATGACAGCGACAGCGACTGGGTAGAGTTAGTGCTACCGCTAGAGTTTGAGCCAAGCCGCAAGTGTATAACAGTTCCCCTTGGTATAGATCAGGTTATTTGGGAAGACCCAAGAAATAAAGAAGGAGAGGTACTTAATGACTTACGTTTTGGCGAGAAGCAGGTAAGTGAATTAAAAAAGTTACTCGGCTCTTATGGATATGCAGGGCAATGCCAGCAAAGACCTTCACCAATTGGCGGCGGAATAATCAAGAAAAAATGGTTTAAGCTCTGGGGCAGTCCCATTAAGCCTAAATTTGATTACATATTGCAAAGCTGGGATACGGCAATCTCTGATGAGCCGAGCGCTGCATATTCTGCCTGTACTACTTGGGGAGTTTGGGGCGAAAAATCCGAGGATGAGCTATTTAGAATGATGCTGCTCTCTACTTGGCGTGATCGAGTAGGCTATCCGGACTTACGGAGCAGGGCTCAAAGACTTGCTAAAGATTATAAGGATATAGGCGAGCATAAAAACCCAATGCCTGCTCAAAGAACTGTTGATTGTTGTTTAATAGAAGCAAAGGCAACGGGCGATCCGTTAATACGTGATCTAAGGCTTGGAGGGATTCCTGCTATAGGGTATCTGCCAAAAGGCGATAAGAATGCAAGAGTCCAGAGAGCAGCGCCGTTTATTGAGTGCGGGCTTATTTATTTGCCGACTGAAGAGAAAAACCCTGAAAGGCTAACTCCTATGGCCGAAGAGTTTCTGGAAACAGTGATAACCTTTCCAAACGGGGAGTCAAAAGACCTCGTTGACTCGATGACACAGGCAATTTTGTACCTCCGAGACTTTGATGCTTTAACCCATACAAGCGATGTTAAGGAAGATGAAACCATTACTAAATTTAAGAAATTATACTAATGGCAGTAGGAAGTAGAGCCTTGAAAGAGGCAAAATTAAATAATTTGACAAGAAGAAGGAAGAGAACAAGAAAGGATACCCCAGATTTGTCGGTAAGTGAGAACCTTGAGCCCAACTACATTAATTTAAGTAAAGAATTACCTCTTATTGAAGAGCAGGTAAGTAGTCGGCAACGCAAGAAAAAAGAAGTGCCTTTTTCTGATTTATCGGTTGCAGAAGATTTAACACCTACCTATTACAACAACATAGAAGAAATCCCACTAGAAGAAGATATGGGTATTTTACCGGAAGAAGTAGAGCTTCCCGAAGCAATGGATGATCCTCTTTTATCTTTAGAAGATCAAATCTTATCACGTATGGATAACGAAGCGGAGGAATTAGCACCGAGTGTTACTCCGTTTAATAGTAATTTTGCGGATGATATACCGGAAGCAGTCAGGGATAAAATAGCTGCTTACCTTGAAGAGGTAACAAAAAAAGATAAGAAAAACCGCGCACCTTGGCTTGATATAATTGAAAAGGCTAAAACTTTACTTGGCTTTAAAATTGAGGAAATACAAGATGGAGATGTTGCAAACATCCGTAAATCCAATTCTTCTATTGGCAACAGCGCGCAGGTTAAGACTTATGATACTACTTTTTCAAGCAGCGTGCTAAGGCTCTGGGCAACGCTTCGCTCCGAGTTATTACCCGCTACCGGTCCTGTAGGGTTTAAAATACCTTCATATTTTGACCGCCCTCTTAATGAGAATGAATCAAATCGTCTAACTCCTAATGAAGATTACGACGTAAAAGGCGAGATGGTCAGGGATATTTTAAACGAGTATTTAACAGTAGAAGATAAAGGCTTTTATCCTGATTACGATCGGTTCTTGTTATATCTGATTCTTTACGGATGTGTATTCCGTAAAATCTACTACGACCCTATTACAGGTAAGCCCTTGAGCCGGTTTATCATGCCTGAGGATTTTTTATTTGATAATAACTGCTCAAGTATTACCGAATCAAATCGTCTGACCCATATTAGGTATCTCTCAAAAAGAGAAATCCTCTTTAATATGAATAGCGGGATATTTTCCAAACTTGATCTTGATTACCTGGATAACCTAGGCAGCAGCGAGGGCGAAGAAGAAAAGGCTAAAAATGAGCAAAAACAGGTTGATCCGACCGGCTCCCGTTTTCCTTTTTATGAAACGCACGAATATCTGGTTTTAAATGATTTTTTTGATGATAGCTCTTCGCTTGAGGATTACAGCATACCTCTACCTTATGTTATTACTAGATGCGGTGTTACTAATCAGATCGTATCACTTGCACCAAATTGGCATGAAGATGACCCCACCAAAACAAGGATTAACTGCTTTATTCATTATAACTTATTCCCCGGGTTTGATGTTTTTGGACTTGGACTTGCTCAAATACTTGGCTCTAATTCAAAGAGCTTAACTTCTATGCAGCAAATGGCGATTGATGCAGCTATTTTTCAGAATTTCCCGGGAGGGATGAAGTCCAAGGGAATAAAGACTACCAATAATGATTTAACGATATTACCCGGGCAATTCGTAACTGTTGAAACCGGTAATTTGTCGCTGCGGGATTCAATCATGCCGCTTCCTTATAACGGGCCGTCTCCTGCTTTACTTGAATATATTAACCGGATAACTGCTCAGACACAGGAACTAGCGTCTGCAACTGAGATGGGACTTACTGAAAATAATCAGAATACACCTGTCGGTACTACCATTGCCTTGCTTGAAGTATCCAATCGGATGCAATCGGCAATAATGAGAACAGTCCATAGTAGTTTTAGTGAGGAGCTACAACTCTTTTATAAAATGTTCAACTTGCCGTCTCTACCTTTAGATAAAGAAAGCTTAAAGGTCATACCCGTATCCGATCCGTCTGTTGAATCTTCTACGCAGCGAATAATCAAGGCAGAGAGTATTTTAAAGTTAGCTAGCAGCAATCCTGAGCTACATAACATGAGAGAGGTATATTTAAAAGTATATCAGGCACTCGGTATTAATGATATTGATAAGATACTACTCCCCGAAGCGCCGCCGGAGCAGCAACAGGAGCAACCTATAGACCCGGCTTTGCAGGTACAGATTGCCGATATAGAGCAGCGAAGACTGGAAGTAGAGTCAAAGGAACGGCTAGCTCATTTAAATATTGAAGCTGACGGCTACAAAACGCAAGTAAGTATCGAGCTCGATAAAGCAAAATTAGAACAAGAGAAGTATTTAGCCGAGTTAAAAGCAACTGAACAACAGCAAGTTGCCGAACAGAAATATCAAATTGAACTTTTAAAACTCGAATTAAACGAGAAAGAAAAAGTAATAGATACGCTAACTAAGGAACAGGAAATGAGTACTAAGAATGAGCTTGAATTACTAAAGCTGGAGTACAAAGCAAAAGAAGCTGAGTTAAAGGCGCAAGTAGAAGCGCTACGGTCGCAAATTTCATCCACGCCAACACAAGAGGAGATCATTTATGGATAGACAAAAAAGAGAGCTTGCAATGCGTCAAATGCAAGAAAGAGCCAGAGAAAAAGAAACAAGCTGTAATAAGTATGCTAGCGGAGGCGCTGCTAAAATTAGAAAGGACGTTGCTACAAAAAGCGGAGCAGCGGTCAAGCCTAGAAATATGGGGAGGAGCAGTAAATGACCTTCATTAACCGCAATAACATGTATAAGCAACGTTCTTTTACTTCCGGCGTTATAGGAAATATTGAAGCTGAAATTGATAGATACAGGAGCATTTTAAGTAATCCGGCATCAATTTCTACGCTAGAGGATTACAAGTATCATGTCGGAGTAATTGCCGGTCTTGATATAGCACTTGAACTGTTTAACAGACACATAATAGAGGTAAATAACAATGAATAACTGTGAAATAACCAATTACAAACCGGAAGATTTTAAAACCAAAGGAATTGATCTCCAAAGCTTTAATAAGGAAGCAATGATAGAGAGATTCAAGGAAGTATCGGTTACCGGAATTAATGTATTAATTCTTATTTATAAACCACCTGTTGAAGAGGTTACAAGAGGAGGAGTTATCATTCCGCAAACGGCGGTAAAAGACGACCTGGAATATAACTCAATGGTCGGCATGGTATTGAAACTTGGCCCTGATAGTTATAAGGGCGATCAGTTTCCAAGCGGCCCTTATGTAAAAGAAGGAGACTGGGTCATATTCCCCCGTGGTTCATCTCTGCAGTCAAAATATGAGGGTGAGCCGATAATTATGGTAGAAGATTTTAAAATCAAACTACTAGTCGATAATCCATCAAAAGTATCAAGGTAAGAATATGTTTAAAATAGATATTGAAAATACAAGCGACTTAAACGCTGCTATTCCACCTTTAAAAGAAGTATCCGAAAATAAAGATTCAAAGGAAGAAGCCAGCGAGGCAGAAGTAAAAACTAAAGACTTGGAACAAGGGTCGCAGGGCTTAGAGGGCGAGGATGGTAAAAGTGATATTTCCGCAGATGTTTTAGAAAAAGAAGAAAAAGCTGCTAAAACATCCGTGCCTGAAAAAGATAATAAATATTGGGCTAAATTAAGAAAGGAGAGAGCAGAAAAAGCGGTCATGGCCGAACGCTTGGAACAGTTACAGCAAGAAAAACTACAAATGGAACAAATACTTGCTACAGCAATAAATACCGGTTCTACTCATTATAAGAACAATGTCGCCAGTGAACTTGAAATGGCACAGGCAAGGTTGCAGTTAGCACTAGAAAGCGGGGATGCTGCCGGGGTTAGCAGAGCTACAGCGGATATTTCAAAGGCAACGCATGCTTTGAACGAAGCCTCTAAAATAACCGATTTCCCTCCAAAAGAATATTCCGAAGAACAGTTAAGTCAACTTAGGGCTAGAGAATATGAGGATAGATTATATAGCTGGCTTGAAAGTAATCCTGAAGTAGATAGAAATACTCCCGAGTATGATGAAAAGCTGGCGGGTCAGGTATTATCTTTTATTACAAAACTAGATAGAAAATACCAGACTACCAATAAGGCACATCTAATAGGTTCTGGTAGTTATTACAGCATGATAGATGAGTATATCGATAATTTAAAAGCGCAGGATACTTCCCCTGCAAATATGCCCGCTAAACATTTTGGAGCGGTTCGCAGCCGCGCTCCTATGGAAGGGGTCCCTGATCCAAAAACAAGGGAATTAAGCGATAGAGAGAAAAAGGCGGCGCTTGCTTTCGGTATGTCTTATGAGAGATATCGTGAGCTTCTAGATAAACATAATAAGGAAATGAGGTCAAAAAATGGCAATTAAATATAAACAAGACAAGAATAATGAGTTTAAGTCCGTAGATAGAGATATTAGGGAACATGATCTTGAAAACAATGATTTTGATTTGATGTTCACTGATTCAACCTGTCCTTTCAAGGCTTTAATCGATGAAATAATGCAACCGGGCGAAGAATATTACTTTGCCTTTAATAGCCCTGAACGTATTAACAGGTTACTCGCAAAGAAGTGGTATATCGTATCTCCTGATAGGCTTAAAAACAAACGTACTTATAGAGGAGACTTAAGATCGGAAAATGATTGTATTACTACCGGTGATACTATCGTTCTTGCAAGAGACGAGCGTTATGGGATTAAGGAGCAGGAATATTACGAAAATAAAGCTATAAGAGTAATGCGTGATACTTTGCAGAAAGTACAAACGGACATCTATAATCCAGTCATGCCGTTTTCAGATAGGGCAATGTAGAATATTATGTCTTATTCTAAAATCATACTAAATAGCGACATTAAACTATCCTGGCCTTATCCCCGCACCGAAGGGGAAATCGCCAGCGATATTAATGATGTGATTTCTGAAAATGATGCGTATACAATTACTCTTCCCCCAAGCAATACTGTAGAAACCGGTACTAGCTTGTTGTTTAATAATGTCGGGCAAAAAGACTTTACCCTCTTATATAATGACGGAACGCCGTTAACCAACGTAATTATTCCCGGGGAAGTAATACAGATATATCTAACTGAGAATCTAACCAGTAAAGGAATATGGCAGGTAATACCTTTTGGGGGTGGTAGCAGCGGTATAGTAAGCTTTTCTACAGAAAGTCTGA